GAAAATCTTTAGTGCTCCAAAGAAGTCTTGGAGTGTTAGTAGAAGAAAGTTTCGCAAGTTTAACAGGAAAGATATTAAATATTATTTTGAAAATAAGTAATAAATGTCTTGACAAAGTGTGCGAAATATTGTATAATACCTATGTATTGATGATTGAGAGAGAGTGTTTATTATGACTTATTTTGTTAAAGAAGATTTCCAATGGGACGGTATGTACTTGACATACAAAGGTGATTTTGAAGGTGCCAAGTTGATGCAAGATGTTCATCCTAACTGTCACGTAGGTTGGTATGGTAAGTTAAAGCCTGCTTTTATTGCGAGATTCAAACATGGTTACAAACCTTGGAAAGCGTGGATTAACTTCCTAGTAAAAAATGTTCATGTTGAGGAGTATATGTATCTTTCTGACCATAACAACAAATTCTTCGATGAAGACTATGGATATGAAGTTGGAGGTTCTCCTGTCTTTGCAATGGAAACTCTTGGTTATAAGGGGAAGACATAATGTACGGTATAGTTGGTGAGACAATTCAATGGGACACTCCGAGTAGTGTCCTTTCTGGTGAAATAATGTTTGTACATACCCCCGAAGATATTGATTACTACAGCATTGCGACTGGACCTAATCTAATGGACAGACATTTTCTTGATAGTGATACAATGAAAGAACTTAATGTAAAAAACTTAGGAGAAATAAAATGAGTAAAATGAGTACGGTAGTTTTTGAGGTCCAAGAATTATATGAACAAGCAGTTTCGGTACAAGATATTTCTAATAAGTTGGACTTGCCTTTAGAATTTGTTAAAGATATTGTTTCTTCTATTTGGGATTATGAATGAATATTTTTAGATTACATAATGACCCAGTTATATCAGCTCAAATGATGTGCGACAAACATGTGGTTAAAATGGTCATTGAGTATGCACAGTTACTATCAACCGCTCATCGTGTTATTGATGGTGAAGAATATACCGATAGAACTAAAGGTGGTCGTAGAATAAAACGATGGAGACTCAACGGAGATGCGCAAGAAAGACTATTATACAAAGCTTGTCATGTTAACCACCCATCCGCTATCTGGACACGAGAAAACAAAAGAAACTACCGATGGTTGTATAATCATTTCGTAGCTTGTGCAAAAGAATACACTCATCGTTACGGGCGAATACACGCTACTTACGATAAACTATCTAGTCAGTTGTGGTTTGCTCCTAAAAATATTAATCAAATAGGACCTGAGACTGTTATGCCACAATGTATGCCTGAATATTGTAAAAATTATAATGTTACCGAGGGTTACCGTAAGTACTATAGAGAAGAAAAAAAGTACTTTGCTAAATGGTCTAACCGAGAGGTACCGGAGTGGTTTCTAGAAAATTAGGACTGTGGACACTGAGAATAATGTTAATATTCTGGTTAAGTTTTTCCCAAAAGGCTGACGATGATTTGTTCGGAGTTTTAACAAGTATTCGAAGATTCAATGAATGTCGCAGATTAGTAAAAGATGTGACAAAAGAAACATATATATAATAATATTAACAAAGGTAATTAAATTATGGCATATCCAAAAAGAGGTCCTGAAGTTTTCGAGATGATCGAAGAGTTTGGCGAATCTAAAAATAAATCATCTCGTTTAGAGATCCTAAACAAATATTCCGATGTCCAAGCTTTCAAAGATGTATTGCGAGGAACTTTCGATGACTCTTTGGAATTTCTTTTACCAGAGGGCAAACCACCTTTCACCCCAAACGAAGAAAGATCTATTCCTTCCACTTTACTTAGGAACCACAAAATGTTTGGTTACTTTGTTAAGGGTGGGCCCGGAACAGATTTGCCAGCTTTCCGAAGAGAAAAAAAGTTTATTGAACTTTTAGAATCCATCCATCCAAAGGATGCAGATCTAGTTATTTCTATGGTAGCAAAAAAATCACCCATCAAATTCTTAACTAAAAAATTAGTACAGGAGGCATTCCCTGATTTGATACGTAAGTAAACCTCAAGGTAGCATTTTCCCATCGACTCAGCACAAAAGGAGCTATTATGTCGAACATTAAAGTAACTACAGTAAAATCAATTGCAATATCCGGTAATAATATAAAAAATTATCAAACTTTTAAGGGAAAGTACTCATAAGGAGGTGATCATATCTCTTCAGGATCAGACCTCGCGTATCCTGTCGTATTGATCTACTTTATGACCAGTGAATTTTATTATGGCAATTTACAATTTTAAAAACACGGAATCCGGAGAAATCTTTGAAAAGACTCTTCGGATTTCCGACCTAGACGAATTTAAAAAAAATCATCCAGAACTTAAACAGGTAATATTATCTGCGCCTAGACTCGTTTCTGGGCATACCACAGCTCGTCAGTTGGCCGGCTCGGAGTGGAGTGACCACTTAAAAAATATCAAAAAGGGTGCTGGCAAGCACTCAACAATCAACACTTAATATAGGAATATATACATGAACAGAGAAAATGTTTTTGAAACATTAAAAATAGACGAAGGGGTTAAGTATGAAATTTATCTCGACCATCTTGGCTACCCTACTTTTGGTGTGGGGCATTTGGTCAAGGACAGTGACCCAGAACATGGACAGGATGTTGGAACAGAGATCTCTGAAGAGAGAGTCTGGGAATGTTTTGAGACCGATCTGGACATCGCGATTTCCGAGTGCAAAGCTTTATACGAAGAGCGGACTTATGGAGATTTCCCCAGCGAAGTCCAAGAAATCTTGGTTAATATGATGTTCAATATGGGACGAACTCGTCTCAGTAAGTTTAAGAATATGACTGCCGCACTACTCGATGGTGACTGGGAAAGAGCTGCTGTAGAAGGTAGAGATTCTCGGTGGCATAAACAAGTAACTAATCGTGCAGAACGATTGATGGTGAGACTAGAGAATGTCTAAGAACGCAATCTTCCAATATATGATAACAAGTGATGCTGTCGACCAAAGAGGAGACATCAAAGGAAGAAACCGATCAGAACTCTATCAGGAGTGCGCATCAATATCTAGAAAATCTTTCGAGGCATATGCAGATTTGATCTGTGCTGACCATCATTACTCCGATAAAAGAGTGTTTACCGAAGGTCATGGTTGTTCGACATCACTTCTTTACGAATGTCTTCGAGTAATCTACGATCCAATGTTTGACAAATATGATAACGTTCTATTTGTGGATACGGACATCGTAGTAAATACGACAAAAAATATCTTCGACGAGTGTTGTCTTGGAGCTGAAGTTTATGGTGTATTAGAATCCGACATAGTTACTCCAAACGGAGGTGGATATAATTCTTGGGACTATAAAGAAAGTACATACAATGACTTCTGTTCTAAGTTTGATATGCACAACTGTCCCATATTACCGACATTACCTCCTAGTAGACCATCCAAGTTGACAATCCTCAATACTGGAGTAGTTATATGGACTAAGGAAGCCAGACTTCGTGCAAGAGAAGAGTTTGATTCTTGGGAAGATTGGTGTTACTCTCAACCATCTTTTCATATGTCAATTATGAATGATCAACCCTATATCTCTGCACAACTTGGAAAACATGAGTTCGATCTAGAATGTTTGGGTCAGGAATGGAACGATTCTCCACATTATGATACCGAAGAAGAATTTTTCGAGAAGGCTAATTTCTGTCATTATACCGGAGGTGACTGGAAGATCGATATGACTAGACATTGGTATCAGAGAAAGTATAGAGTTATGCCTTGGGAAAGAACTTTAATTCCATAAAAAACTGCTTGACATTTCTAGTTCTATAGGTTATAATACCTGTATTGAATGGAGAAACAAATGAAGGAAAAGGTAATATTAGTAGACTGTGATGGTGTTTTGTTAGACTGGGTCTACGCATTTACTCAGTGGATGGATCGTCATGGATATGAGTTAGATCCGAATGCTGACAAGATTTACAGTATTAACCAAAGATATAACATATCCAAAGACGAAGGTAAAAGATTAGTTCGAATGTTCAATGAGAGTGCGGTGATTCGTAAACTGCCCCCTCTCAGAGATGCTATGAAGTATGTGAGAAAACTTCACGAACAACACGGTTACGTTTTTCACGCGATAACTAGTTTGAGTAACGATCAGTATGCGCAACATTTGAGAACTAAAAATCTTATTGAATTATTTGGACCAACACCCTTTGAGAAATATGTTTATTTAGATACTGGTGCCGATAAAGATGAGGCTTTAGAAGAGTATCGTGACACTGGGTGTTATTGGATAGAAGACAAACCAGAAAACTGCGATGTGGGAATCGAAATGGGTTTGGAGAGTCTCTTAATTGCGCATGAACACAATGCAAACTACAAAGGAAGTGCGTTACGTGTGCAAAACTGGAAAGAAATTTACAAAGTTATTACTGAATAAGGAGTTACTATGACTATTAAAGCGCCTAACTGGTGTCCACATGCAGTACCTACTCTGAAAGGTTGGGAAAATCCTGTCACTGGAGAAGTGTATAAAAAGCAATCAATCACAACTGATCAAATTTCTGAGTTCTTTAGAGCTTCTGCTCCTTCGGAACCACCTGTAATAAGGGAGGTAGTATTTGATTGTTTTGATGTAGAGAAAACTTCATCTGTGCAACTCAATGAAACTATGTATAGTAATAGAGTTGAAGAAAAAAATCCAAATAAAGATTGGGCTGATTAAAGATGTTGAAACACAACGATTCTGCTACCGAACTATTAACCATTCTTCAAGAAGAGTGTGCGGAGGTTATTCAAGAAGCCTCTAAGATAAAAAGGTTTGGTCAAGAACGTGTGAATATAGATCGACTTGCAAAAGAAGTGGGCGATCTGGTTTGTATGATAGAACTTCTTCAGGAGTGGGAAGTTATATCGTATAGTGCTGTCGAGGAATCCAGACAACAGAAGTTAGAGAAACTAAAAGTTTGGTCGAACTTATTCGGTGAAGAAGATACCTCTACTTATTACGATGATGTCGTTGTTTCAGAAAACTGATAATCAAATATCCATTCTTAAGTGGGTGGGTACTATACTGTTTTTTGCAGCTGGGATTCTCCTTAGTAGTAAAATAGATATAAGTCGATGGGGGTATATACTTTTCTTCATTGGACATATGATTTTCATTTATGTTTTTTGGAAAGATCGACCCATGTTGATTCAAAATCTTATGTTTACAACAATAGACTTATGGGGAATATATCGGTGGTGGTT